CCGCAGCTCAAGGTGCCGGCAGGGCTCAATGGCCCGCGGGTGATGGCGGCGATCGCCGCCAATGAGAGCAGCATGGGCCAAGACTGCGACCCGCGCCATGAGCCGAGTTATGACGTCGGCGGGCACTATGACGAGGGCGTGCAGCACGACATGCTCGAAAAGTACGGCCGCGCCGCGGCCTGCTCGTATGGTCCCTGGCAGGTATTGCCGCTGAATGCCCCGCCCTTTACCCCGGTCGACTTACTGAGCGATCCCGACGCCGGCGCCCGAGCGTTCGTTATCTTCTTCAACGCCTATGTCATCCGCGACCATCACGCGCAGTCGATCGAGCAAATCGGGCAGATTTACAACGGTGGCCATGCCTCCGCGCATCCGCTGCCCGGCGTCGTGCGCTATGCCGCAGACCTCGAGAAGGCCTACAGCCAGATTGCCGGAGGCACGCAAGATGCACTTGCCATCGCTTAAAGACGCGACCGTCGCCGGCGCCTGCTACGTGGCGGTCTGCGCCGTGCTCTGCAACGTGCTGCCCAAAGACTCGATTTTTGATGGCTATCCGCGAACAAAAAAGGCCTACAACGCGACCGTGCTCTTTCTCGCCGTCTCGGCGTTCAATCTGCGCAAGTGTCTGCCCGGCGCCAATATCAAGATCCCTTTTCTCGGCTTCGGCCAGTACCAGCATGACCATCCCGAACTCTTTGCGGATGGGCTATCCACCCCAACCAAGCAGCCAGGAGTCACACCGTGACCAACGTTTTCACAAGCACCCTCAGTTTCGTCGAGCGTATGGGCAAAGACGCGCTTGTCGGCATCAAGGACATCGCAGCTTTCGGCCAGAAGGTGCAACCCGTCGCCAGCTTCATCGGCAGTGTCATTTCGCTCGCAGATCCACTCCTGGCGCCAGCGGTGACAACCGTCCTGAGCACAGCGAGTTTTGTCGAAGGCCAGTTCAATGCGGCCGGGCAGGCGACCGGGACCGGCGAGCAGAAACTCGCAACCGTCGTAACCCTCATCGGGCCTCTGGTCGCTTCGACACTCAAGGCCGCGGGTAAGCCGAATGCGGCATCGGACGTCAACAGCTTCATCTCTGGTGTGGTGAACCTCGGCAAGAACGACCCGAACATCTGGCAGCAACTCGAGACGCTGCTCGCCGCCAATGGCACGACACCCGTACCTGCAGCGACGCCTGCGGCTGCGCATCTGCAGCCCGTCGCTGCAACTTCGGCCGCAGTTAAGTAAAGCGGTCTCCCGGCGACTGGGCGGCCTCTGCTTCCCAGTCGTCCATTTCAATTGACGAAGGAGCATCCCGCGATGGCCGTACTGGACGCAGCAGCCCGCAACGCATTGCCCACCGGCGAGTTCGCCATCCCCGAGACGCGCTCGTATCCCATCCACGACGAAGCTCATGCCCAAGACGCGCTCTCTCGTGTGGCGGCGAACGGAACGCCGGAAGAGAAACAGCGCGTGCATGCGGCGGTCGTGAAGAAGTATCCGCACATGAACGTCGCCGGCAAGTCGACTACTGGCGAGAACCAGGACGGGGCGAGCCGCGCCGGTACCGAGCCGAGCATGCGCGAAATCTTCAAGCCGGGGCAGCGGGTTGGCAAAGACAATGCAGCCAAGCCCGCGCCCGCGCAGCCAATGGCAAAGAAGCGTTTTCAAATCGGAAAGGACTGGTAAGCGATGCCAGGATTCTCAGGACTGTCGCCGGTCCAGCCGGCACCCGTGCAGTACGCCCTGCCAGCCGGTGGCGCCCTGGTGGACATTCCGGCGACCATCTTCGCGCGCCTGGTCGAAATCTGGGAAGACGGCAGTGTCACCGCATTTGCCGGCTTCTCGCTACTGTTTTCGAACGGCGTCACCGTGGCGTACACCCCGGACCAGCAGCCGGCGAAGATCGGCGACAAAGCGATGGACCGCATCGGCGCCGGCAACTTCCTCGGCATGCCCGCGCAGACCGGACATGGAGCTCGGCCGGCCGACCTCTACTGCCGCGCCTCTTCGCAGGGCGGCACGGTCATCAACGTCTGGGAGCACGAATAGGCAATGCTCGCTTGGCTCGACCTCATCACGGGCGCCCATCATCGCGAAGTGTGCGCGCAGTACGAGTCGCGCCTGCTGGCGGCCGCCGATCGCATCCGCGAGGCCGAGGCCCGCGAGCTCGCCGAACGGGAGGCGCGGCGTTCGCTCGAGCAGGAGTTTGTCGAGCACATCTTCCCGCGCAAGCAGGCGGCACCGGAGCGCGCTCGCCGCCCCATCTCTGAAGTCGCCGAACGTGCCGTCGACATCCCGATCGACCCGAATGACGACGCCGCGATGATTCGCCAGGCGATGCGTGAGACGGGCAGCCGCAACGGCCGCGTGGTCATGGCTCGAGCGCAGCGCATGAAGGATATGGCACTGCGTGGCCAGCGAGTGACCGAGCGCAAGCGGATTGCCATACCGCAGGACAAGGTGCAGGCCATGATTCAAGACACCCTGGCCGAGGGCGAACGCATGGGCATCGCGCAGGTCGAGCAAAGAGCCAGTTAAAGGGGACTGATGCCAGAAGCGCCATCTATCGCCGTCGAGACCCCGGACCAGACCAAAGCCATCGTGCGCGTGGATCCGCAGGCAGCGGGCATGGAGAAGGCAGCCTCCGACGATCCCACACCCGATGCGCCATCGCAAGGCCAGAAGCAGGACACCGCCGAAGGCGATTCCGACGCAGCCGAGCGAATGAGCACGCGCATCACCGAGGGACTGAAGCAGGTACGCCGGCAATTCCTCGAGGCCGACTCGACCGAGTACAACGCTTATCTGAGACGCATCACGCGCGCTTTCGAGACCTTCAAAAATAATCCGTACATCCTGTACAACTCGTCGGACGGCTCGACCGACACCATGGGGCAAATCCTCCGCGGCATGAACGTCGCAACGGACGATCAAATCGACCTCTACCAGTACAACGACAACATCTACCAGATGCTCGGCCTCACCCTGATCGCCGCGCTCGGCCAGGGGTTGACGCCCACCCGTTACCAACCGACCGATGCGGAGAACGAAGCCGACATCCTCATCGCGCAGAAGGCCTCGATCATCCAGGCCAACAACGAGCGCAAGAACTCTATCGAGGCACTCCAGAAAAAGGAGCTCCTCTTCTTCTGGTGCGCTGGCACGTATTTCAAGTACACGCGCAACGTGGTCGATGCCAACCGTGCCGGCGTGACGCGCCAGCCGATTACGCAGATGAAGCCGACCGAGGCCTTTCCCGCGCGCTACATCTGTCCCGAGTGCCAACGGTCGACGCCCGCGTCGCAATTCGAGAAGCAGCAGGGCGGCGACCAGGGCACAGGCGCGTTGCTTCCGCCACTGCAGCAGCCGGGCGCGGCCGGTGGGCAGCCGCAACCGCAGCAGCAAATGCAACTGCCCGCGCAAGCCGGCGGCGATCAGGGCCAGGGCGCTGGCCAGCAGGACGACCTGCCGCTCAACTGCCCGAATTGCGGCTCTGAGATGGGCGACGCGGACTGGCACGAGCCATTCCACATGGACATGCCGCAGAAGGTCGCCGAGAAGATCACTCCGAACTCGATGACCGCAATCGACGTATTCTCTGGCGCGCACGTCCGCATCAACCCCCGCGCGAACGAACTCTACGAGTCGAAGTATCTCGATTTCTCGGGCGAACTCGACCTTGGCACGGTCCGAGCAGCGTATCCCGGGTTCTACGCGCAGATCGGCGCGCAACGGGGCGAGTTTACCGACCCGACCGATCAGCAGGGCGTAACCGTTCGCCGACGCATCACGTCGCCATCGGGGACCGACACCGCAATCTCTTCGCCGCTCAATGGCACGTACACGCGGTTCTGGGTACAGCCGGAAGGCTTCAACGTGCTCGATGACGAGAAGCTCGCCAAGGATCTGGCGCGGCTCTTTCCCGAGGGCGCAAAGCTGGTGCTATGGGGCAACGACCTGGTGCTCGACGCCGTGCCCGACAAGATGATGGACCACTGGACCCAGGGTAAAACCATCAAAGGCCTCGGCGCCTACCCGTTCGGCATCGGCGATGCTGCGCTCGACATCCAGGCGCGCATCAACGACGTCGCGAATACCATCCACGCCTACATGGATCGGCTCGCCTTTGGGACCATCCTCGCCGACGCCGAGAACATCGACATCGACCGCATGGCCGACAAGCCGTTGTTCCCCGGCAACTTTACCGAGGTCTATCGCAAAGACGAGTCGGGCATGCTGGACAAGCCGCTTAACACGCTGCTTTTTCAGCCCGAGTTCCACATCGACTCGCACATTTTTGAGTACCAGCCGCAACTGATTCAGCTTGCGCAGACCATCGCCGGCGTACAGCCGCAGACCTTCGGCGGCTCCGACCCAAACGTGCAGACCGCGCACGGCCAGGCGCAAATGCTCAAGCAGGCGATGGGTCGGATGAAGTTGTTCTGGGACCAGATTCGCGACGAGCACGCGCAGGCGGCCGAGAACGGCGTGCGCTGCACCGTCGACAACATGAATGACCAGATGAAAATCGTCACCCAGAGCGACGTCGAGAACAGCTACCAGACCATCGTGCTGCTCAAGAGTCAACTGGTCGGCGACTTCATGGCCTACCCGGAGCCTGAGGAAGGCCTGCCGACGTCGTTCGACGAAATGCAGCAGCAGATCATGCAATTGCTCGAGCAGGCGCAGCAGAACAAATTCCTGCAAGGCGTCTTGTCCGAGCCCGACACCATGAAACTGGTCGCGCGCTACATCCTGCCCTACGGCGCGAAGATGCCAGGCGATGCCGAGCGCGCACGGCTCAAGACGGTGGTGCAGATGCTTGCGAAGTCGACGCCGCGGCCGCAGCAGATGCCTCCTCCGCCGCAGCCTCCACCGCAGCCCGGGCAGCCACCAGCGCCGCCACCGCAGCCGCAGACCATCCTGGTGCCCTCGATGGTGCCTTCGGACGATTACGACGACTTCGGCATGGCAGTGGAAATCGCGACGACCTGGCTGCAGGAAAACTGGCAGACCGCCGATTCGCCGGGCTTCCAGAATGTGCTGCTCTGGCTGAAGGTGTGCAAGCAAAAGGCCACGGTCCAGGCAGTGAAAATGCAGCAGCAGGCGCAGGCCGCGCTACCGCCGCCGCCGACCGCTGGCTCCGGTGCGCCACCCATGGGCCACGGTGGACCGCCGCCACCCGGCGCCGCAGGGCCCCATCCCGCCGCGCTGCCTGCATAGTCTGCGGGTTGCCACCCCTTGACTCTTTTGGTATGAGTGACCGCGATCATGGCGACAACGGTTACACCTCCAGCAGGATCAGGAACGGGAGCCGCACCGAGTTCGGCTTCTGCAGCTCCAGCAACGGCGACGCCTGCATCGTCGTCTGCGGCCGGAGCAGGCCAGGGTAGCGGCCAGGGGAGCTCGTCTGCGGCGGCAAGCCAGCAGGGCGCGGGTTCCCCGGCTACCCCCGACGCGGCTGCTGCCGCTGCTGCCGCGGTCAAACAAGAGCCCCTTTCGACCGAGCAAATCATCAAGAAAACGCTCGAAGACAAGCTCAAGTTCGACGACAAGGGCGACATCACCAACGCCGAAGAGGCGGTAAAGCATCCGCTCGAGGAGACCGAGGTCAAGAAGGTCGACGCCGCGGCGAAGACCGAGACAAAGACCGAGGAGAAGACCGAGGAGCAGAAAGCAGCCGATGCCGCTGCCGAGCCGGCGGAAAATCCTTACGAGTCGAACGAAGGCATCGCTGCAAAGGATCTCTCCGCGCGCATCAACGAGAACCCGGCGCTCAAGGCCGAGCTCGAGAAGTCGCCGGAACTGCGCAACCAGCTTTACGCGAACGCGCGACTCGCCGCCCGCGTCGGTGAATACGAGAAGGTTTTCATGTCGCCCCACGAGGCGCAGGTAGCCGCCGAGGCCCATGGCAGCTTTTCTATGCTGTCGGGTCTGTTGAATCAGGTGAGTTACGACAAGCCGGAAACGGCAAATCAATTTCTTCGCGCGATGGTTGAGCAGACCTATCTGCGCGATGAAGAGGGCCAGATTCTCAAGAACGAGAAAGGCGAACCGCGATCGAGCGGCGCCGTGGGCCGGTTTGTCAAAACGATGTTCGGGCAGCGCCTCGCCAACGATCTGCATGGGTTGAACCAACAACTCGAGCAGGCCAAGGCGAAGGGCGATGACGACGCAGTAGATAGCATTCAGAACGACCTGGCAGCAATGGAACGCGCCGCGGAGAGATTAGGATTGCGCACCCCCTCCGGTGCCGAAGAAGGCGATTTACCAGAGCATGTACGCCGGGAAAAGCAGCAGCTCGCCGAGGAGCGCAAGCGTCTCGACGAAGAAAAGACGACGCAACGGCAGCAGCAGCAAGAGCGTTTTGAAGAGGATCTGGCAGTCGGGACGCAGGAGATTTTCGATAAGGAAATCGCCGACTTCCTGAAAAATGCAACCGGGCTCGATGAGCACAACCGCGCGATTGCCATGCGCAACATCAAACTCGCATTGCAGGATCATCTCAACAAAAACGGCTACTACGGAGATGAGTACGACCGTGCAGCCCGCCAGGGGAACGGCGCGAAGACCAGGCAGAAACTCCTCGCGATCAACCTCAAGTACATGCGCTCGGCATTGCAGCATCACGTTGCGGATAAGGCGCTGTCTGACGCCGGAGCTCATCTGGCTTGGCAGCAGCAAAAGGTAGAAGAGACGCAGGCCGCTCGTGAGGCCGCGGCTCGTGGAGATACGCGCACTGCCCTTGGAACTCCCAGGCCGGCCGGCGCCATGAATACTGCCCAGGTACGCCAGCAGATCGTCGCTGACTACCAGCAGTCCCATGGTGGCGAATCGCCGACACAGGAGCAAATTCTCAAGGAGCAACTCGTGCGTGGCTTCGCAGCCGCAGCACAACGATAGCGAACTAGGAACCATTGCCACACCCACCACAGGAGAAACAACCGTGAGCAATCTTTCTGCAGGCGGAACCCTCGCCATCGCTATCGAGGTCGTGCATGACACGCCTCAACTTACCGTCGAGGTCGATTCCGTACTTGATGGCATGATTACCGAGAAAGGCTCGGCCGAACTCGTTTCCGCGCTGAATTATCGCCTCACCTTCGAGACGGCAATCCCGGGCGGCCTGAGCGCGATCTATCTCGACAACCCGGCGGTCAACTTCCCGACGCCGACCAGCTCCGAATGGCAGTCGGGCTCGCTCTCGCCGAACGCCTGGTCGGTGCCTGTTGGGTGGACCAAGCTCGCGGAATTGATCGGCAAGCCCGACCTCACCGTGGTCAACATCGTTTCCACGCAGATGGCGCGGTCGATGGAACGCCTCAAGCAGGTCCGCGACATGATGCTCTGCGCCGGCGACGGTACGGGCTTCGTGGGCAACATCACCGCTGTTGATACCACCAACAACATCCTGACCTTCAACAACAACGATTTCGGTGCCCGCCTGGTCAAGCCGCAGCAGCCGCTCGACGTCTACAACGGGCTTACGCTGGTCGGAACCTGCACCGTCAAGAGCGTCAAGAGCGCCCTTGGTGGCGCGCAGCTTGCCTATGTCGATACCGTGCCCGCGGGCTCGGCTTCCGGCAACGTGGCTCGCGTCAACAACCTCATTTCGGGTGCGCCCACCTTCACCTACGGCATCCCGTACTGGTTGTCGAACGCGCAGACGGGCATGACCGCAGGCCTCGATCGTTCCCTGCCGGAGAACGACTTCATCATCGCGAACGGAGTCAACGCGCAGAACAGCTCAGTGACGCCGGCGCTGCTTCGCCTGCCCATGGACCAGGTTCGCTCGGCCCTCGGCAACATGACCAACAAGTACAAGAAGTTCAAGATCCAGATGACGGTCGGACAGCGGGCCGCATACGAGAACCTTGCCGGCCAGCAGACGGCCATCATGTCGACCAGCGGCAAGTTCTCCGCGTTCGATCTTCTCTTCGACGGCGACGCATCGGTAGCAGGCAACGTCATCATCGAGAACATCCACGCGCATGCGCAGCGGATCGACTACTTGAACCTCGAGCGGTGGGGCAAAATCAAGTGGGGCAACCCCCCATTCTGGTTTGACTCCGAGGGCCGGAAGGTCTTCCAGCAGGTCGGCACCAACGGGCAAATCACGTCGGGCGCCGCATCCTTCCTGGTCGACACCGTGCAGTATTACTCCGACAACCCGAAGGCGCAGAGCACCCTGTTCAACGTGCGCCAGCCG